GCCTCTGGCGTTGTCCGCGCCCGCAGCTCCCGCAGCTCGGCGATGAGGGCGGGGAGTGCGCTGTAAATTGGGTCCATCGACGAGTCCCACAGCGGCGCATTGTTGTAGTGTTCTTGCAGCGCGTCGAGGTCAATCTTGTGTTGTTCCATATGTGTCTTGCTCATCCTCTAACCATTCCTCTCTCATTCGTCTTTGTTCCCGCTGCTCCCGCGCCAACTCGTCGCGGTCTTCGGCGGCTTGGCGGTCAGACATTGCGTCCCCCCCCTGCTGATCCTCGGCGGTTGGCGACTGCCAAAACGGCACGCCCCTGCGCACGTAATCGATGGCGGCGTTCCTGTCCTGATCCATCCACATGTCGTCTCCGTTCTCGCAGCGCCATTGGTTGCCGCGCCAGTCCCACACGACATCGGCCTTGTTCTCCTCGCACCACCGCGCGCGCGCCGCGTCCTCCCGCAGCCGCTCGACCTTAGCCCGTAGCCGGTCAGTCTCGGCGTTTAGGTGGTCGTACCGCGCTCTCCAGTCGTCGATGGTCACCGCGCCACCTCCAAAGAATATGATCGGCCTGCTTCGCAATGAACGCAGGCATATGCTCGACGCTGTGCCGGATCCGTTCCCAGCCAAAAGCCTTTTCCCAGGCAATATTTACAATCATGTGGACCGACATCTTCAATGTTTTCTGCTTCCCTTAATCGCCGCTCGGCAAAAAACAACCGTTGCTGTAGCTTCTTCAGCTTTTCCTCTATCGTCACCGCACCACCCCCCATTCCGCCTTCAGTTCCGCCGTCCGGCGCTCCCGCAGCAGCGCGGCCTCGTAGTTCGCCTTGGCCCGCGTCGCGATGACGAGCCACACGCTTGCTCGCCCGTACTGATGCAGCGCCAAGGCCAGGGCGCAGACGGCCAAGACTAAGATTGCTCCGATGATTTCCATTAGGCTATCTCCTCCACCCCAAGCTGCTGCGACCGACGCGGCAGACCGTTGCCCGGCACAGCCACTATCCGCCGCCTGCTCTCAGCAACGCCAGCCGCCAGCGCCGATGACACCAAAACGCGCCGGTCATGGGCGATTGACTGGTCCGCGTCAAGCTGCCCACGATCCACCGACAAAAGCCGCTCGTTGCGGCTCATAATCAACCGAGCGCCCCGCGCCACTAGCTGCGCATTGTGTTCGCTGGCCTCCGCATCAGTCAGCACGCGCAGACGGTCGCGGTCAATGGTTACCGTAATGTCCGACCGATGCGCGTGAATCAATCCCTGCAGCTTCATTAGCTGCAAATCCCAGTCGTTGCTGGTTTCGTAACGCTGCGCGAATACGGCCTCCAGCGTCTCAATTTCTAGTAGCTGGCCCTTGTCCAGCGCTGAAAAGTCTAATGGATATTGCATTTTGCTCCTTTGTTGTTCCCTGCGATACTACCCGTGCCTTGCCGCGCCTAGCCCGGCCCTGCCATGCCCTGCCGCGCCCTGCCCCGCTTGTGCCCCTCGCTGAAGGCCACCAGCGGGACTGGCGTCCCGTACTGCGATACTACCCTTGCCTAGCCTCGCCATGCCTATCCTAGCCTCGCCCTGCCGCGCCACACCACGCCACGCGGAGCCCTGGCACGCCGCGCCTTGCCATCATTTAACGACCGAGCTAAACCGCCCAAAGCGCGGCCGCCAGTCGCCAATCCCTTTGATACTGCCAGCCCGCGCTAGCGCGTCTTCAACGTCGCGCCGCGTCACAATCTCTGGCAGATACTGAATCTCAATCTCAACCGACCACGCGTCAAACCGTGGCCGCGTCCGCATAATCTTGCTCGTGCCGATTTTGGCCGGCCGAGTGTACTGATAGCGCGGATCCAAAAAACATCGCTGCGTCGTCGCAGCCTTCCCGTCGACGCGCAGTTGAAACATGCCGTCGCAAAAAACCCCGGCCTTGAATGCCGCCACCTCTTTCCGGCCAGCGCTCTGAACTAAGCACCGCGTCAGCATCTCACCATCAATGCAGATCGGCGAATCGTTCTCAAGCACGACCTTGTTTCCGTCGCGCCGAAAAATAATTGGCTCGGTCGTATAAAGACCGCCAAGCCATTCAACCGCCGCCAGCGCGTCAAATGCCGCGTCGCTCTTGGCTTTCTTGTATGCCTTCTGCGCCGAGTCAATTTCGCGCGTAAAGACGTTCCGCGGGTCGACTAAATGCCCATTGTGCAGAAGAATGGGCGCTTTGCCCGTCAGTGTCGCTTTGATTGTTTCCATGATGTCCTCGTTGTTAAATCGGTACTACCCTTGCCTTGCCCAGCCGGGCCTCGCCCCGCCATGCCAGGCCCGGCCCGCAAATGCCTCTCGCGTGAAAACCATTTGCGGGCACGGCCCGCACTGCGCTACTACCCCTGCCCTGCCTGGCCACGCCGAGCATTGCTCAGCGATGCCACGCAATCTTTAGAACGGCACGTCCTGATCGCCAATCGCCGCGAAAGGCGACGGCCCCGCTTCCACTTCCCGCGCCGCCGATCCACCGCCACGCGGGAACGGGCCGTTCAATCGCACACCGTACTTCTCCTGCTCCTCTGCCACGACCGACGCCTGCGCGTCCGCCAACCGCGCGTTCAACTTTCGCAGCCAGTCGCCGCCGGTCAGGTCGGCCTCGGTTGCGCCGAGGGCTTCGAGACGCTTGCGAGTGTTGCTGAGCGACTTGGGCGTCAAGAACAGATTGGTGCTGCCCTGTGAGTCGTCGGCAAACCGAACGACCACTTCGAGCGCCTGGGTACCGTTTTGGCCGAGTTCCACCTTCCGCAGTCCCACAATACGGACGTCGTACCAGGTTTTGTCCTGTAGGCTTTGCGCGATCATTCAGCGGCCCCCTTGATCTCGGCGAGCTTGTCAGCGAGAACGGTGGCGGCTCCCATGCGGGACTCGGTTTCGTCAACGACCGACTGAATGAGCGAGTCGCTGGTATCCACCGCCGCCCCGCCCGCGACCTCGGACGCGTGGAACGCATGGAAGCGAGACAGCATCCGCGCGAACAACATCTCGTGCCCGAACTGGTCGTAGGTACCGGGCTTGTTGTCTTTGCCGCGGCTTCGCGCCACCAGTCCGCTCCGCGTGGCGTCGTCCAGCGTGTACCGAATTCGCAGCGGCTTGCCAGCTTCGTCGGTCATGGCTTCGCCCATGAAATAGAAGGCATATTCGCTTGCCTTCTCCGTGTGCTCGACGACCTTCCAGTTGTAGCCAGCGCGCCGCAGCAGGACCGCGCGGCCCTTGTAGTGCAGCGCCGGAATCAGCATTCCGCCCTGCGGAATCAGGTGGATGAACTGAAGCGACTGCGCTTCGTTGAAACCGTAGTCTCGCCCGTACATATACTTCAGTTCGATCTGCGGCGCGGGAATACCCAGCGCCTGCGCCCGCCTCCCCGCCTCGAAGGCGTCGATCCGCAATTGATCGGCGCGGCTCTTTAGCGTCGCGTCGGTGATGTCATCCAGTAGCGACCGCTTCGGCTGCTCTGGAGCGGCAGCGGGTTGCGCTGCCTGGATATACTCAGTAAGTGTGCTCATTTATTACTCCTCTTCCCCGTCACGCCGGGAACACGCGGAACGGACGGCTCACGCTTGGCTTGATCACCTTCGCATAGATGTCCGGAAACTGTTTCTTGAGCGCAACGGTATCCACCCGCTGCGAAACCTGCGGCTTGAACGAAATCCGGTACCCCGGCGCCACGCCGCCCGGCGCGTCCCCGATCATGGCGGCCGCGTCGGCCTTCAGCGCCTCCATGGCCTCCTCGGCCTCGTCGCGAACGTCGCGCAGGGCTAGATACTCAGCGGCGATGCTGCCAAGCCCCGCGATCGTTTCGGCGTCCTCGTCCACGTCAACCCGGTCCAACAAGGCGGCGCCTTGACACGAGTGGCGAAACTCGCACTTCCCGCACCGCTTGTCGCTGACCGGCAGACGGTCCGGTTCCCCGCAGCCGCCTACCATGGCCCAGAATTGCGTAGCCATCTCGCGCACCAATTCGTAGGCGCTTGGATCGAACGACACTTCAAAGGTCTCGAACCGCCAGTTGGACGGCTCCAGCACCGCGAACGCGCCCCACTTGTAGCCAGCGAGCCCCATGTACCACTGGATCTGAAGCTGGTAGCTCAGCGGCAATCCGTCGCGCATGAACGACCGGAACGCGCGTTCGTTGGCCGTCTTGCACTCCAAAACGCCGGGCCCGCGCTCGTCGCCAACGATCATGCGATCCATCGCACCGGCCTGCCAATCCTCCTCGCCAAAGCGTGAGCCGGTGCGGCGGACCTTCCGGCCCGTGCGCTCCTGGTACTCCTCGACAATGAGCGGCTCAAGCTTGGTGCCCCGGATCAGGTGCCCGCGAAACTCAACCTCGTAGTCGGGCTCAACGCCTTGTTTCTGGTACCAGAGCTTTCTCGCGCAGCCGTAGGGCGGGGCGTTGACGACGTGGCCCAGGTCGCTGCCGCCGATAAACCTTGTTCTGTCCATAATCTCCTCTCTTCAGTTGCCCCCAGCCGTGGGACTGGGGGCTCGGTAGTCGGGTTAGCCAATCGTTCTAATCGTGTTTTTTCGTCCGGTTCCTCCTTGGTGAGATACCGCTCAGAGAGCGGCTGGCAGTGACGCCAGGGGACCGGCCAGCGGAATCCACGCCGCCTCTCGTCCGGATATAATCCGACTTTGAGATCTGGCCGGCCACCTCGCGCCACTGTTTTTCTTGCGCCACCTTGGCCGCGCCGATGGCGATGTAGTGGTCAATCATCGCCCGTGCTGTTTCGAATGAATCCATGTTGCCCTCCAAACACAAATCGGCCGCCCACCCGTGAAGACAGGCGGCCATGCTCAACCCAAGGAGTGCGCCCTTGCGGGCCTCGTAGGCCTGTCGGCCTCACCGAACGCCGCACGCGGCGTTCAGCGCGACAGACAGGTGTAGATGTAAACCGCCAGTGCCCAGTTGAGCACCACCGATAAACTCAGGCCGACAATCAGCGCGTCCTTCCCGCGCCGCTCGCGGCGAATCAGGCGGTAGTGGACCTCCGGGCGAATCACTGGCCTGCCTCCGAGTGCGCGTCGTGCCAGGCGCGGAACATGAGGTAGGCAACCGCACCCAATCGCACATACAGATGGCCGATGTCGGCCGCCAGCATCACGCCGGTGGCCACCATTACGGCCACGTGCAACGCGTTCAGCGCGGCCGTCACGCCCGCACCTCATCCAAAGCCGGGACCGACGCGCCCAGCCACTTCAGAACTATCAGCCGCGCCATGGCGGTCGGCGTAAGCCCGAGGGCGCGGCCAGCGGCGATTAGCTCGCCGTGCGCCTGCGGGCTTAACTTGATCAGTACGTTTCTTTTGTCCATGGTTAAAATCTAGCACACAACTCTAACCACAGCGCAACTTTTTAACTATTAAAAATTATTCACACGCACTGCTAGAACAACGCCGTCCATGCGTAGGCATCCGCGGCATCCTTGCGGCAAATCCGCAGCGTGTCCGCCACGCCAGCGCCGCCTTGAACCATGACCACGTACCCCCGCGTCGTGCTGTTGCATGTCGCCTCCGTGCCGGCAGACCAGATGTGGACCACCGCCTGCACGTTGGCCGCGGCCTCCCACGCTGTACCGTTCCAGCGGATGCCCTGGCCAACCGTGGCGCTGCTCTGGTTCAGCTGCGCCAGATTGAATTTGACGGTCGGCGTCGGCACGGTCGTGCTGCGGATCGCGCGGATGGTCGTCGCGCCTGTCGGCACCACCCAGGTTTCCTTCCACGCCGTGCCGCTGGACGGCGCGAAGGTGGCCGTGTACGAGGTGCCGCCCGGCGTGATCTGGTCGTTGGCGTACAAAGTCAGCGAGAAAGCGCCTGCGGTAACCGTCACGGTCTGCGTCCAGCCGCTAAGGGTAACGTTGCCGCTATATAGCGGCTGCGCCAGTGCGGGCGAGTTCAGCGATACCGTGACCGTGCCGCCGAAGGTGCCGCCAAAAGGCGTGGTGATTGTGTCGCTGATGGTGGCCGTCTGCGCGAAGGCGGAGGCGGCGAGGAGGAACGGGAGTAGGGTTTTCATGTGGCTGGCCTGTAACTGATGTCTAGCGTGACTGCGTTGCGTTCCCGGCGCGGCGTCATCTCAAGCCACCAGCCGCCGAGTGGGCGTGCTGCGCGGCCCTTCTCTACATGGTATCCTTTACCGCCGCGTTCTTCGGCCTTGTAGGTGCCGGAGCGAAGGAACACCTGATTCCGCTGCACGACGCGCCCCAAGTTGTTGAGGCCCGTCATGACGTTCTCGTCCGCGTTGCGGCGGTGGATGTGGCCGGAAACGTAGATGTCGGCGTCGTACTGCCCGCGCGTGCGCGACTGGTCGATCATGCCGCGCGTCACCTCGCCACCGCCGCCGTAGCCGTGGTGATAGTGCAGAACCGTACTGGTCTGATGCTTGTTCCCGAGGTCGAACCGAAAGCGGACAAAACCCGTGAAAGGCATATGCAGCGCG